AATCCTTTAGCATAATTAAAAACATCTATTAACTGTTCATTATTATCTATAAACCCAATATCAATAGCCACTTCATCATTACTGACATTGTAATTTAGCAAAGTAGAAGTAAAAGTGCTTTCTACTGCTGATAATTGCAAACTAAAATTATTAACATTTAATGAGGAACTTTCTGTCTTAGCTGATATTCTTAATAAATGCGAACTAGCAGTATAAGTAATACCACTATCCCAATTCCCTGATCTATCATCCCATAGACCTAAAGCATCATCCCATAATTCTGATACTTCAATATCTTTGTAATGATTGGTAAATCTCTGAGTAGTAGGAAATTTAATTTGAACTAATGCTATTGCTTTAATGCTTTGCTTAGCAATTTCTGTCTTTAGGATAGTAGATAATCCTCTAGGCATTATAACGCCTCTATGAAATCTATTTCAAACCTATATAAGTCTAAATCGTTGGTACTAAATTCTTGCACATCATTAGTTAGTCTAACTGTAAAAGGAACATTATCATAAAGTATAGTATCACCAGATAATACATCTTCTCTTAAAGGTGGTTCAATCGTAATAGTAGCAGTATCAGATACATCACCTGTTGCATCTTCAACAACCATATACACTTTTGTATGAGCATTAAATTTAATCATATCACCTGCTTTTAAAGTAGTGCCATTAGTAATCCCTTGAATATCTATTGTTGTATCACCTGCTGTATGATTTCCATCTGTAGAAATAAGACCTGCAACATCACCTTTTGCATTTTTTAGGTCTGGTAAGGATATCTGGAATGTTTCTTTTTGTGATCTTTGCTTCATTATAAAAGCATAAACTGGAGCAAACTCTGATCTATTCATAGGCGGATAACTTGCGCTAAATTTAAATCTTTGCCCATCTACTTGAACTGAAAACATCTTTCCACTGTCTGTAGTGGTGGTAATTGTCTTTTGCTCAGATGAAAAACCTACTGATGCAAATTCTGGAGTTGTTGGATATGTACCTGCCATTAGATTAATGCTTCCTTCCCTTGACTATTTAAAGCATCATTTATCACATTAACAATAGTGCTTCTACGCTTAATTAATAAATCATCAAATCCCTCTGTGTCATTAGCGTTTATAGTCACATAAACATTGGTGGCTTTTCCTAGTTGTGAATTTGGAATAATAGTTCCTGATTGATCAGGTACAAACATCTCAGGTTTACCACCTTCACCTACCATATAACTTGATCCTGCTTGTACTCTACCACCCAATGCTTTGCCTTGATATTGCTGAGATTGAATAGTTGCTACTTGAATTGCACCCATAGCACCAATTAAAAAGGCTTGAACATAATTAGCACTTGCTAGGGCTTTAGTGACACCTTGAGCAGTATTCACGATAGCTTCTGCGGTAGCCAATGCTTTATTTAATTCAAATGCTTTTTTATTATTTTTAGCTAATGCTCCTAGAACTTCTTTACCTGCTTTTATTGTAAAGTCTTTTTTAGCTTCTTCTGATAATTCATTAAATTCTAATTCTTGGAATTTACCTGATTTAAATATCCTTAATTGTTCATTAACTTCTCTTTCTCTTAATGCTTTTCTATCTTCAATTCCTTTTTTTAATACCTCTGTTTTCAATCTTTCCATTTCTGTATCAGAATAAATGCCATTTACTTTTGCCATTTCTAACATTCTCAAATTTTCTTCTTCTTCTCTTTGTAATGCTAGATAAGGATCATATGCTTCTTTCAATGCTTCTATGCCAGTAGTCAATCTATTTCTTAACTCTATAAACTGTTCTGTTCTTTTGTTCATGTACTCCTGTGCTTCATTGATACTTTTTTGTCTAGCTAGATAATCTTTTGCATCTTGAATACCACCTTTAAAAATTTCATCATTTGTATTCTTTAAATCTTCACCTTTTGATGATGCGTAAGAATATGCGTCACCCATTTCAATATTTAATGCGTTTAATATCGCTATTCTTTGTGTGACATTATCAATATTGGTAATAATTGTTTGAAGTTGTCTAGCTTCTTCATCCATTGTTTCAGGATCACCTATTAATGGCGCACCCATATTAACTAGAGCGTCTTTTTGTTCTTTGAGAACTTTTAGTCTTTCAGATAATTCATCTACATTATTTATCTCATCAACATTGATAATTCCTGTGTATCCTGCTGAATCTTTAATTACTTCCTTCATCTCACCGATTAAGAAAGAAACTCCTGCTAATGCAGCATAACCTTTTTTACCAAGAAAAAGTGCAGCTATTAATCCTGTTTCTTTGACGAATGGAGGTAATGAATTAAATCCATCTATAGTAGTTCCTATAGCATCACCAATATTCTTAACAGTTGGCGCTATACCCTTTAATAATTCAGATGTTTTACTAATTGCACCTGCAAAATTTTCTCCAATAGCAGTTGCTATATCTTTTATTTGATCTTCATTTTTTTCTAGGAATACATTTAGATCACCAAACTCTTTTTTTATTTCATCAAAAAATCCTTCCGCTACATCTTTTTGAAAGTTAAAATACTTATCTCCAATCATTGAGATAGTACCCTCAAGAGTTGTTGCTAAATCTTTAGTAGCGTTTGCAAATTGACCATCACCTGCAAATAATTCTTCAAATCTCTTAATAGTTTCTTCTGCAGTGACTTTAGCACCTGCTTGGAAACCTAATAAGGCTCTAACACCTCTTTCTCTGAATAAATCAGCAGCACCAATACCACCTGAAAAGGCTCTTTGGATTTGGCTAGATGTAGTTTCAAAATCTAATCCTGTGACCGCAGCTACATTACCTGTTATCTCTAATATTCTGTTAAGATCGTTAGCGTCATCCGCAACAACTGCTAAGTTTCCTGATGCTCTTGATATTTCTTCTAATGAAAATGGAACTTTACCTGCAAATTTTGTAAGATTATCAAAGGCTACTGCACCTTCTTCTACTGATCCAAATAAAAACTTAAATCTAACTTGTAGGCTTTCTACTTCTTTACCTACATTTACAAATGATCGTATGACCGCACCTGCACCAATACCTACTAATGCGCCTTTAAGACTAAATACTGAACTTTTTACTTGATTAAGACGACCTTGAACTCCTCTTAATGCCTGTTTGGTCTTATCTTTTGCGATAATGTCAATATTTAACTGTTTAGTCATCTATCTTCTTTTACCTTGCATCTTGGCTTTATTCAATGCCTTTTGTTCTTCTTCATATTTTAATGAGTAGTATGCACCCCACATATCAAATTCTTCTACTGGCATTTGCATAATCTCGCCAATAGTTTTATGTAGTTTTTCTGCTAAGAAGAAATGAAATCTGAGATTGTTGTCAGATTCTATTTTTTTTTTAAGGTGTCAGCAGCAGGTAATGTACCCATGATCTGACTTGCTACCCTGCCTATGATATCAGGATCAACAAACTTCTTCATCTTAATCTTACTCTCCAAATCAAACATCTTCTCACCATCTTTTGTTTCTGCCTTTTTGACAATAACATCTACTAATACTGTGAGATCACTATCGTTTGATCCTTTAAAGATTTCAGATTTTTCAAGCAGCGTAAATGGCTTAACATAAATGGCATCTTCGCCAATTAAGTTCCATTCTTCAACTTCTATAATTTTTATCTCTTGGTGTTTAAAGTGAGAGATAGCACCTTCAAGGTAATCCTTTTTAGGCATCTAAATTATACAGTTGTTGTGCTTACGCCGCCTGAGAATTGCACTGTTATTGTTCTAGCAATAACTCCGTCTAAAGATACGTTTTGAGATACGCCAGTCACAATAGCTGATCCTGTGTAGTATGTATCTGCAGCATCTGCACCCTCTGGGTATAGATTTAAAGTCACTTCTGCACCTACAGTTAATGCACCTTGACCTGAACTATCTGTTTCATCCCAGTGACACTCAATAGTACCTGTAGCATCACTTCTTAATGCTTTGTAGGTCTTAGATGTATCTGTAAGGCTTGTATCTTCAACTGTGTCATTAGTTTCATCAATAGTAAAACCAGTCACTTCCGCAACTGTATCTGTTCCTACTTTGACTACTCCGCTTGTTCCGACATGGGTTGCCATTCGCTTACTCCTTCATTAGTTTGTTGTTGTTCTTCTACTTCTACATCTTTTTTCTTTGATGATCTAGTAGATTTTTGTTCTTGCTCAAGTTTATATCCTTTAGCCAGAAATTTGTCTATATCATTATCCCAAACTTCCACAGTATTGTTTCCACTTGGCATATATATTTTAATTCGTTTAGCCATTATGATGTACCTCTAACAAATTCATAGAATACCCTTACCACAATTCTTATTCCGCCTAAAGGATATAATGTACCTTCATCAGATGAAATCTCTACTATTTTTGTTTCTTTCGCATTACCACCTCTAGTCCTGTCAGTGTCTAGAGTTTCCTCAATTACTTCTATAAGTTGATTGCGTTTAGTATCTAGGTTGGTATCTGTGC